TAGATGCCAGCACGATCAGCCTTCATATCTTGATGGAGTGAATCCAACCGCTCACCAATCTGCTCAACGGCAACTGTGAGCCGGACCGCCTCTTCCCGATTATTACGGCTCCGGCTGCTCAACCCTGACGCGGTAACGCCTGCAATTCCGATTATTGCGCCAACGGCTGCCGCGACAATTTCAACCAAAGCCCTGCCGCCATCTGAAGCTCATTTTAGCGGGTCTGGCTTCCCAGCCACAATGGCGCACGCTCGCCGATAAAAAAAACTGTCAGTCTTCCCAGCCTTTTGAAGGGCTTCTTTGACTCGCTGCCAATTTTCAAACGTGCGGCGATCCATTAAACAATAATCACCCAGCACTCACCGTCACCACCACTGCCTGAAGTGCCGTCTTCTACCCCACCGCCACCGCCGCCAGGAATTGAACCACTAATACCGGTGCCACTGCGACTCCCTCGGCCCCCATTGCCAGCAATAATGCTTGTGCCACCTGGCGGGTCACCCTCATTACCTACGCCAGAATTACCGCCACCAGCTCCGCCGAATACTGCATCACCACCAGCAGAATTGGACGACTGTTGTCTGCCTCCATATCCACCGGAAAAAATTGAAAACGCGAAATCGTCTCTGTGGTTTTCAAAAACGGCTGCATCACCATTTTCCCCGGTGCCTCCATTAAACGGTGTGCTGCCCTGTGCAAATTCACTATCGTCGTCATCGCCGCCTTTGCCGCCATAGCTGGTAACAAGGCTGCTAAACGTTGAGTTTGTTCCATTACTACCGCTGCCATCACTGCTAGTCCCCTGGCCTCCTCGACCGATAGTGATTGTTTCAGTCGCGCCAAGTTCTGACAGAGGGAAAAGACCAAATCCACAATTAGACCCAGCGCCACCGCCCCCGCCCTCACTATTATCAGCACCGCCAGCGCCGCCACCGCCCCAAATCAACACAATCGCAGTTGATCCACTGCTGGGTTTTGTCCATGTATGTGTACGGGTTGATCCAGTGCCTGACCCAGCGGCAAACGTGTATTTAGTGAACGACGATGAAGCAACAACGCTCCACAGCAAAGCCGTGCCATTTGTGACCAATGCTTTATTTGCATTGCCCGTTTGGCTTGGCAATAGCGCAGTAATTGCAGCGGCTGCGGTCGTTTGACCCGTTCCACCGTTTGCAATCGGGGTGACACCTCCGCTTTCAAAGCCAGCAGGATCCAAAACGCCTACTGTGATCCATGCACTGTTGGCTGCATTCCTAATCTTCCAGACTGGCGGGCGACTGCTGGTGTCAACCCAAGGTTGGAATGCAACAGTAACTGAAGGTGCAGATGCTCCACTATTTTGGCTATAAATAGCCGCCAGATTATCGTTAATATCCGCCCTTACAACTGGGAATGCGGCGTTTTGAATAGTCTGGTCTGACTGAGCCATTAAAGAGCGCGACCGAATCCAGTCGCAGTATAGCTGAACTGTTCCGCCAGACTTTGCCCATTAGTCCCATGCACAAACTCAACCGCAAAACCAGTGGTTGACACATTCGTCAAATGGAAGTGATCATTTGGCGCTAGGTCGTGCGGCGTAATGTTGACCGTGGGGATCTGATGGAACGCATTATCAAACGTATAGCTGGTTGCAGCAGCGTTAGTCGTTTCAGTGCTCGACTCTGTTCTCCGTACCAATTCAAGCGTTGCGCCTAGCTGGTCGGCAGACACGCTTATTAGTTCATCAGTTGTATTTAATACCGCTTTTATTTGCACGTGACGGCCTTGAATTACTGCCGCAATAAATTCCGCCCAAGGCGTAAAGTCTGCCTCGACAGGTGAAGCAGTTATAGCTGTTCTAATATAAGTTGATACATTTACAACATCAGAAATATTGCCATCAAATAAGCCTGCTGCATCATCAAACAATCCAGAGCGATCATCAAACAAAACCCCTGCAACGACCGACGGGAGACTGACAATGCTGCGTCTAGCAATAAAATCAAGATTGACGCCAAAATCAAATGTATCTTGGAATATGTATTCAGCTTGGCCATCGCCTATTGTGTAAAAATCATCGACATAACCTAAAGCAACATAAGGATCAGGGACGAGATCTAGATTGCCAGAAACAACGCTGCAATTAGTTTTTGTACCTGCAAAAGTGGGGTGCTCTGTATAGGTTTTAGCTAAGTGCCGACCGTCTGAAGCAGGCAATGAGGCTTCAAACGCTGTCTCGACTGTGGAGCGATTGCCTAAAAAGTCTTCTGCTTTTACAAAATACGTCCCAGCAAGCAGCGGGACTTGCTTTTGCGTTGACGCTCCAGAAACACCGTCAACGATTTGGTTGCTAGCTGCCCATTCAGCTGACGTTGAAGCTCGTGGATCATGCCTGATAATAATTCGCCCACCAAGCTGGACATCTAATTCGTCAAGCTTTTTCCACGACAGAACTGCCAAAGTGTCAGTTGTTGGTACAAGGCTTAAATCACGAATACTGCCAGGAGCCGCTCCTAGTCCTTCAACCGTATAATTTGCTAAAGCTGGCTTGCTAAACAGAACGCCTGTGCTGCTAATACTAGAAACTTGAATCTGATAGTTCCCGGCTTTGGCATCTAAAATATCAAACGTTGTGCCTTGAGAAATGACCTCTGTAAAGTTATCGTCCTCATGCCTGTATCGCACTCGAAACTTTTTGGTAACTTGATTTGAAGGCACTCGCCAGTGCCATGTGATCTTAATTGCAACGCGACCGTTTAATACAAACTGCACTTCTCTGGTTGAGCTTGTCCCTCCTGGCAGCAAACTAGACAACACTTCTAAATCTTCCGGGGCCTCAGGAATAACGTCTAGATTTGTTGTGTCACGGGTTTGCAGCGCCTCGCCATCTTCGACAAATCCATATTTGCTTGCGTTATAGGCAATTGCGCTAACTGCGTACAAGATCCCCTCCTGCTCTTCGACAGAAATAACACGCCAAGTCGTTGGCTGAATATTGTTTGCACCTAGCCCCAGACTTTCTAAAATCCATACGCTGTTGACGTTTGGAGTCGCGGCAAAGTCTCTGTCTACTGTTATTACTCCATTCGTGATATCAATAACACGAAGCTTCTCATCAGCGACTTCACCGTCAACCGTGCCATCAGGCAAAATCACGTACAGAAAAGACCCAGAGCCAAAGGTCAGGTCAGTTGCACTTGTGTCGTCAACTGTGATCGTGTTACTGGTTGCAGCTTTGATACGGCCTCCTTTTCGAGCGCCTGAAACCACAGGATCAGCAATTTGGATAATCGTTCCAGGGCGCACGATTTGGCCAGCTTCTAATCCGCTAACAAATGTGACAACTTCTTTTTCAAACTTTTCTGAGTACAAAATCCACTTACCGATCCTTGCTGCTTGGCCTCGGCTAGTGCAGGCAAACGCAGTAAACTCCTTCCGCACCACACCATATTTTGCGATCCCTTCATGGTCTTCGACTACTTCGTAAGCCGTATCCTGTAAGTCCAGATCGAGATAGCTAACGACAACAACGGTCGGCCTAATCTTCAAGCTACTGCCGCTATAGCTAAAACCTTCTTGCGTTACGTTGGCAACGGTAAACAGATAAGAGGCATCTTTTGGCGCGTCCTGCTCAATCGTTAAGCTGCCTGCGCTCCAGAAACCTTGGCAACGCATAACAGATAACAGGTCATTCACTAGCTTGAACGATTCTTCTGCTGTTTGGATCGTCGTGTTACAACTAAACCGCGCTTCTTGACTGCCAAAGCCGTCATCAACCAGTGCATTGCTGTACTTTGATGCAGCAAAAAACGCCCATTTATCAAGTTGTGCAGTATCTATGTGACTGCCAAACCCATAGCGGGTGTTAGTTAATAGATCAAACAAGATCCAAGCCGGACACGCGCACCACGTAGTGGCGGTAAATGTTCCGTCCCAAATAAAATTGTCTGGGTAGACGATCCTTCCATTGTTTGAGTCAACAGTAACCCCATTAGGGATTTTTACCTTGATACCTTTTACAAGGTATTTGCGAGATGGGATGCTATTGAACTGCTCTGCGTCAACACGCAAACCAACCAAAGCACTATTGGGATAACGAATCTTCGCCCACTTTATTTCAGTAATGCTCGACCAGCTAAAAGCATCGGATTCTAAAGAGTTGCTGCTATCGTCAGTGACACGTTCAACTTTTATATCTACATTGTCAGAAGGATTTGGGCGGCTTAGTTCAACAATATAATCTTTTTGGTACAGATCAGCAGTGCGCCCGCTAATTTTATCGTCAACAACTTTTGTGAAACCAGAGCTTGCATATTGCACAAAAATTTTAAGCCGTACAGAAGTCCCCGATGTATCTCCAGTTTCATTGTCAATCTTCTGAAGAGTTGGGATAGAAATTCCTACTTTGACAGCATCAACTTCGTCGTCAGTGACGCTTTCGACGATTGGAACATCTTTAACAACAGCTCGATTCACTACACGACTGCTTTCCGTTCCAGCGGTAAGCGGAATGAACTGTTGCGCCTGTGTTCCGTTACGGGTGTAGACAGTTACGTCTTCAAAATTGAATTCACCGTTTGCGTTTTCAAGTTGTGTGTCGTTAAGGAAAATTGACTTATTGCCGTCAACTAACCCCTCGATCTCTCCTTCAGAAATCAGGTCGATGACATTTGCGTATTGCCTTGAATCCAGCGAATCCGGTGTTGTTTTAGGAGAACGGCTGCTTCCGCCGCCACCACCACCTTTACCGCCACCACCACCACCACCTGCGCCAATAATTGTCGTCATGCTCGTACCTGCACTGTGTCAATACCAGCAGAGATAACAACACTGCCGGTCAAGGTTTTTCCGTAAACAATTGGCACTGGTGTGCCACCGCGACTGGTGTTTTGTACGCCTGAAAACGAAAAGCTCTTGCGCGGGTCTTGCTGAGTGTCTGGGCCTTGCGCTATTTCAGGCGTTGGTGAAATTAGTTGTGCGATGCCTCCCAGGATTAACGCTCCACCAAGAAGCCCAATTTGTGTCATTAACGCGCCACCTATAGCCGCACCAACACCTGGGAGCAGCAATGAAAAAGCAACAAGCGCAACTCCTGCAATTATTGACTCTGTACCACCACCCGCACCAACAATCACCGGCACAATCTTGATCTCTTCTTGGCCT